TGCACCTGTTTGGTTAGCATGTGTAGCCTCGAAAAGAGCTTCTTTTTCTTCACGAAGAGCCTTCTCTTGGTTTTCGAGTACTACTGTGGTTACCGCCTTCTTGTACGGGTCCTTGATCTCATTGAGTTCAGGATGTTCAAGAACTGGGCTCCACTTATTTTGTAGTTCTTCTGAAAGATACATCAGTTTCTCCTTGTTTTACTTTGTTTGTTATTTCTATAACCTAATTATTTATAAAAATGTTAATTTTTGACCTTATCAAACTTCGCTGCTTGAGAGATACCTTGTACATATCTACTCATCACGGTGTTGTCTGTTAAAGTTCCCTGATCAACGCTATCTTCTAGCTTATCACTATCATCAGCTTTCGCTTTAGGAAAATAATTTTCCTTGATAACATTTAGTTTTGAAATATACTTGTCTTCGCCGTCGAAATTAATTCCTTCGACTAAACCTGCGAATTTCTCCACTTCAGTTTCAGCTAGATCGTCAACCACGGAACGGAAAACTTTTTCCTTTTGTAGTTGTTCTCTGTCTTCGCTGATTGCAACTGACTTGTTAATCTCTTCGTTTAACTTAGATTTTAACTCATCAATTTCAGACTGTTGTTCTGCCAACACATCGAATTTTTCTTCAGGAACATCAATATAATGTTCTTTGAATACTTCTCTCATACCGTTAAGGAATGATTCAGTAATTTCGTTGCGTAAGCCGTTCTCAACAGCTAGCTCGTTTTCTTTAAGCCATTGCTCAGTTACATAACTGAGGTATTTGTCTACATTTTCTACGAGCTTCTCTTTTGCCTCGTCAAAAGCCTTATTGGCTTCCTCAACAAGCTCATCCTCAATGGATTCCATTTGTTGATTGACTCTGGCCACAACCGATGCCTCAAATAATGAAGCTGCTTGTGTTTTAAATTCTTCTGAAAGATGCTCCTCGTCCGCGAACAAGTTAGCAATGTCCTCTTCGAATAAAGTTTCCTCTGTTGATTCTTCTTCAGATGCTTCTACTTCGTCTTCTTCAGATTCAGCAATAACTTCTTCTTCGCCTTCTTCAACATATTCTACTTCTTCGCCTTCGACTACTTCTTCCTCTGCAACAATCTCTTCGTCTGCTACTTCAGGTGTTTCTTCTAGTACTTCATCTTCAGTCTCTTCGACTTCTTCTTGATGTACATTACCTTTAGAGCTAGATTGTGCTACAACGCTTTGAGTTGCCTCTCCATCGTTGTAGTTAGGTGCTTTACCAGCGCCTGAGTTTGAAGGTCTAGGGGCACTGCCAGCCTTAGCTGACGCTTCCTTTCCTACTGGGCTTGTTAATCCGCCTTCAGGGTTGCTTGAACCACTAAGGTCTTGCTGTTCTGGGTTTGGATTAGAGTTACCTTGTAGGGGTGGTTTAGCATCTCCATTGCTTGACTTATCTAATGGACGATTTGCCGCTAGTTCGTCAAGTACTTCTACAGCATCGTCTTGCAACTTGCCTTCTAGAAGTTCTCTGATTTTGGATTCTACTCCCATGTTACTCTCCTCTTAGGATTATTTAATTTTAATATAATCTAATAAACTATTTATATTTATACAGATTTCTATTATATTTTAGACAGTTTATCTAGAAAATTGCTAAAAACTGCAAATTTAGCTTCTTCTAAATCTCTCTGAGAAGCCTTGTTAATTATTGCCTTGCTTTCTTCTATGTCTTGTTCTGTCCATTTACCATTAACAAAAACCCATTCCCTTCCTTCCATAATACCGGATACAAAAGCGTCTGGAGCGCTAGGATCTGCAACAATATCCGCTGCTGTGGCAAGCATAAAGTCATCTTGTACTTCATTAATGCCATTCCTCTCTTTTAAAGAGCCCAATCCTCTGGAGCTTACTCCAAGTTGAGCGCCTTCGCTAATAAGTTCTTTTACAATTTTACCCATTGGTGTGTCCATAATTTTGGCTTTACCAATCCAATTGCTGCCGTCTTCCTTTAGTGAAACTATCATATGAGATACTCTGTCCAAGTTTACAGTAGGTCCTTCTGGGTGTCCTAACTCTCCGTAAGCTCTTTTAGTGTTGACAGATTCGTTAACATATCTGTTAACTTCTCGTTGCATAATCTCTTTAGGATATACACGACCGTTTTTGTTCTTTAAATCTGATTGTAAGAATACACCTTCAATGAATACATTAGGCTTCTTAGGATCTTTACTATCTTCTGTGAGATAGTTAATGCTTTCGTTGAATTCTTTAATAAGTCTCATTTATTTCTCCTTAACCTAAAGATCCACCGTCATAAACACTTCCTGAATCATTAGTGTCTAGTGGTGCGTCTTGATGTTGTTGTGAACCGTAACCAGAAACTTTAGCACAATCTACTATAACAGTACCGCCATCGCCACCGGCAATAGCTACTTCTATATCAGATGTGTTTTCTGAGTTCTCTGCATACCCGTACATATCTAATGAACCACTTTCTTGTAGTTCAAATAGTACAACGGAGTTTCGTTGAACCTTAGCGCTAGCTCCGCTAGATACAGTCCAATGTAGTCCTTTTATATTGACTGCTGGGGAGCTTTGCGTCTCAGTAGATTTCTTTAGTGTTGTTGCTAAAGCAATTGTTCCGGTTGCTGCAGTCCCCCTAACAGATACTACACCCTGGACTTGGGTGAGTTTTAAGTTATTTACTGTGACTGCCATGTGATTTCCTTTTAATTAGTTTAATATGATTTTTTCTTATGGTTCATATGAGGTCCTTCTTCAAGGATCTCGACATTAGGATCATTCACTTCAACTGTTTCTATACCGTGTTCAAACATTACTTTATACCAAGAGACTGTTCCGTCTACTGGTTCTGCGTGTTCACCTATAATAGGTGTACCTTCGTTCCATTCTTTGTGCATAATTTTCGATGCACATAAATGTTTATCTCCGTCTAGTGAGCCTTTAGCTACACCATCAACAGGACTTTCGGTAATAACTCCTGCTCTAAAATTTTTAAATGTCTTCGCCATTTGTTTCTCCTGTCTCTACAGGTCGCCCTGTATCTTGATCTATATCCACAAGTGCATCATCTAATGATACTCCCTGTGGTTCCATGTCAGGGTCAACAGTATGTTTATTATATATGTCTGCTGCTACTCCTGCCTTTTGATCGTCTAACGCCTCTTGTGCTCGAGATGCCATCTGATCGTTAAATTGTTGTTGAGCCTCACCGCTGTTACCAGCTATGATATTGCCTACCAAATCTTTAACTTCTTGTGTTCTATCTTCTGCCATATTATGCTCCATTATCAGGTCCAGGAACAGGGTTTCCTTCTCCTGGTACATCATTACTTATATTACCTGCAGGTTCCGGTTGATCCGGGTTACTTGCTTGTAATGGACTCCATTGATACTGTCTACTGTATTGTGGCTCTGCCATAATCTCTGTTTCTATTGTATCAATCTCCTCATCCGTTAACATTAATACATTCTTTTGTATGTAACGCTTACTAAAAAATGTTCCTATGTATGCTGCTAGACCGTTTAATACTTCTACTCTACTTCTAAGAATTTCTTGTTCCTTAGACTCTGTGTAATAAGCATCTGTGGCAAACTCAAATTCTATATCGTCTTTGATACTATGCCAATCGTCTTCCGTCATAACACCTTTTAGTAAGAGCTGCGTCTTTAAAAGATCGCTTAACATTACCGAGAACTTTCTTCTTAACTTGATGATGAATTTTGTAAACTTCATCTCGTCTCGATTTATCTCAGCTGCTCTACCAAAATTTAGTCCAGCCTGTTGTTCTAATCTCGATACAGGTATATTCAAGGACTGATATAACTTCCTTTGAAAGTATTCTACATCTTCTATCTGCCCTAGGTTTTGACCTGCTGGCAATGTATCAATACTTGTACCTGTTCCGCCTTCTCTTCTGGGTAACCAAAAGTCTTCCAACATAGACATGAACTTCTTATCATCTCTAATTTCACCTGTGTTAGCATCGTAAACTAATTTGTTACGATATCTATCCATGATGTCTTTTAGATATTGTTCTGCCTTCATCTTCGGCAAGTTACCAACATCTACATAAAATATTCTTCGTTCTGGAGCTCTTGTAATTCTATAAATTACTACTGCGTTCTCCATCATACGAAGTTGGTTTGCTGGCCTAATTGCCTTATGTAGATACGATAATGCAATATTCTTATCGTGATCTACCAAACCACTTGGTGCGTATGCTATGGCGTCTTTTGTTATCTTCAGCCCTTGCTGATTTTCAGGTGCTACATAAGCTCCTGGTTTGGAAGTAACTCCTTTATCATTATAGATAAAGAACTCTTCCACTGCTTTAACAAACATTACGCCAGAAGGATTTTTTTCCTTCTTAACTTCACGCACTTTCCTAATTTTTCTTGGATCAATATATCTAATATCTTTGATCCCTTCTTTAGGGTTTTCCATATCGATGACTTTATGAAAAAATATTTTTCCATCTATATACCATCGTCTATAATAATCTTGGGCTCTATTTTTAAAGTCCATGAGATTTTTAATCTCTTCAAATTCTTTTTGGATTGATTTTCTGACTGCAGATGATAAATCTACATCATCTAAGTTGAGCTCAACGGGTGATTCATTCTCAAGTTGCGCTATTGATTCATTAATAATATCTTCTACTGCTGTATCGACATCTGCCATCCCGGCGATGTCTCGATACCTTTTAATAAGCTCCGACTCTGTGTGGGCAACACCTTCCAAATCCATGTAGGTGCCATAATACCCACCAGCTCGTATGCTTTCAATAGCATCATCTTGTGAAGGAGCAACAAACGATTTCTCGTTCGCTGCGTTATCCTTCCGCTTGATCTCAAATCCAAATAAGTCCATAATTATATATCCTCAGTCCCAATTATTGGGCTGTATATGTTTGATATTGGAATGTTACAGTAAATTCCTCAATAATGTCGTTCTGTGCATATTGTAATGCAATTTCTGACATGTTAATTGGGAAAGCCTGAACCAATACATATTTACCGCCTGTTAAGGGTGCATCATTTCTGTCTAGATGTTCTACAGTAATATCTGTCTGGTATTTATCCCATTCAATTTCACCTTCGTTGTCATCTCTACCATTAATAATGTCCATCCATTCTTCAAACTTTCGTCTTAATGTGAAGTCGTTATTATTGATTACTGTGATTGTCCACGGATCAAAAATTCTTTCACCTGCAAATTTAACTTCCCTACCTCTGTATTGTGTAATAACTGGGTTGACAGTTGATGCTGGTAACGCTGCTCCGCTAACTAATAACAGGTCTGTTTGATTTGCGTCTTTTACATCGCTTGGGAATGGAATGCTCAATCGAAACTGATTAGGCCTTGCACCGCCTTCAGCTAATGCTGATTTAAATTGTGTTATATTAGGCATGTTTTTCTCCTTAGTCCTTAATAGTTATTTATACAGTTAACCGCCAATTTCTTCAAAGCTAACATCAGTTCTAGTAGCAATAAAGTTTAATGTAATAAAGTTAATAGAACGAGCAGGCTTAATGAAAATATCTGCAACAAACTGGTTGGTGTCGATTATTTCGCCTGTGTTATTACTTTCGTTACATACTACTTTAAAGTCAAATATACCACGTCTGCCTTGTACATTTCTTAAGAAAGGTGTAACAAGTGATGTGAATTGATTTCTAGTAAAAGCGTCGTTAAATTCAAATAATTGGAATTTAGCTGAAGTAGAAATTGCTTTCTCTAATACAATAAACAATCTTCGAACATTAATTCTATCAAAAGCACTAGGTGCTGCTAATAGAGTTTTGTCTCCAAACAATACAATCCCATTTCCTGGGTTATTAATAATTGGGTTTACACCAATTTTATATAGTTCGTCTCTGTTTGTTTTAGTAGGGCTCCATGCCAGTTTAACAGCGTTTCTAATTTGTCCTCTGTTAAATCCTGCTGGTGAGAACCACGGATCTGCTTCTGCGTCTGTGTTTGCACATAAACCTGCTGTGTCTCCATTTAATGGAATCCATCTGTATACATCGTTATAACGATCATACATGTATTTCCAGTTACCGTCCATAAAACTATATGAAGTGGCAGCTAAACTACCTCTGTCTGTAGTAATGGCTGATACCTCTGAGCCTGCGTTGTTAACAACGGAAGCTAGTACTGGTGAATGGAATGAAACACAATCTTTTCTTACTTTAGCAATGTTATCTTGTACATACTTTTGGTCTGTAGTACCCATTGCTCCAGTTATAAGAAGGTTTACATCTGTTTGTTCTGCATCTGCAAACAAGCTCCAAGCTGTTTGTAAGTCACCTGAGTCAGGTGCATCATCAACACCGCCTGAAAGGCTTACTGTTGCTTCTGCTGTTGTAAATCCTGATGTAAATGCTTGACCTAATGCTGCGTTACCCCATGTGGAGTCTCCTGCAGGATGGTCTGTCCAGTAAACATACTTAGACTGCGAATTAATTACATCTTTATAAAATAATGAACCGCCTTCTAGTCCTCTAGCATCGGATGCTTTAGAGACATGAGCGAATCGTTCTAGGACTGTTCCTATTACGCCTGAAAAAGCTCCATCTTCGTCAATAACAACAATGTGAAGTTCGTCGTTTGAACCGCCTTGTATTGCTACTTTTGTAGATGTAAGTGGTGCTCTATCAAATTCATTTTTATATGTCCAATCAGTTGCAAGTGTTGCTGTAGCTGTTGCTCCAGTTCCGCCTCCGCCACTAATTGTAATTGTTGGTGCGCTGGTATAACCATTACCTGGGTTAGTAATAGTAATTGCTGTAACTGCATTTGACGCCACGGTAGCTGTACCTGTAGCGGTAACACCTGAAGCCGGAGCTGAAAATGTAACAGTTGGTGCACTACTATAGCTAGATCCACCTGCTGTAACAGTAGTTGACGCAACAGAGTTGGTGTCAAAATTACTGGAATCTGCAATAGCTACTTTAAGAGAGTTTCCTAAAGAGCCTGGATACTTAGCTGCCCACATGCCGTTAGTTCCTGAACCAGTAGAATGGTTCAAGTCATAATCTTCATCGTTTTTAATTAGTGTCGCTGAGCCTGATGCTACAGCATTAGTTGCTGTGGTATCGTCAATAGCTCTGACTAATTGAAGGTTATTACCATAAGCCAAGAATGACGCTGCTGTCAAAAAGTCAACTGCTGTATCGTCATTTGGCTGTCCGAACTTGGCACCAAGTTCGTTTTCTGTACTAATTGTTGTGATCTCGCCTGCAGGTCCCCATCTGAAATTACCTACAAAAGCTCCTATAGAAGTAGCTACTGCTGGAATAACAGAAGTAAGATCTGTTTCTCTAACAAGAACACCTGGTGATAGCTGAAATGCCATGTTTTTCTCCTCGGTTTTATATTATCTTATGAATGACACAAG